GGGCGGGTCGTGTACAAGGTCGAGCAGGCGCTCAAGAGGGCGCTTGGTGAAGAAGCAGCATAAGGAGACGACGATGGCCGCCCGTAAGAAGACCAGCCGTAAGACCAGCAAGCGCGCCCCTGCCAAGCGGACCAGCCGCAAGAGCAGTCGCCCTGCCAGGCCCATCCGCCTACGCATCAGCACGACGAAGGACCTGACGAAGGCGCTGCGCCTTGCCTGGGCCAACACGCTGCTGGAAGCCCCGTCCTACCGGAAGCTGGGCCGCGACAAGATTGTCGCGGAGGTCATCGACTCCGTGAAGACGCGCGGCGGCGAGGCTACCTTCTCGGTCGAGGGACGCCTGATCGAAGGCAACGAGAGCGCGGCGTGGGACCGGCTGCACCACAAGGCCGAGTCGAAGCTTCGTCAGATGACTGGCGACAAGGGCTACTACTTCGACCAGCTCAACGAGGGCCTGTACTTCGTTTCTCACGACTGAAACGCTGGCGGCGCCGGCTAAGGCAACCACATGAGCTACCATCGCGGCATGGGCGCACCGCCCGCTTTCACATCGACGACGGCGTTCGCTCAGGCGGTTGATCCGTACTCGTGGCGAATGAGCCCGCCGGGGGCGATCTACTCGCCCTACGGCTGGGGCCCCGACATGAACATCGGGATGCCGGCGAACTACACCCACCACATCGGCTACGTCAGGACGCCGATTCCCGGCGCGCGTCGCAACATCGGCATGATGCGCGACACGCTGCCTGGGATCGGCAACTACGACTACCCGTTCAAGCAGATCCCATTCACCACCGAGGGCACCGTCCGGTACGACCTCGGCGACAGCGGTGACGGGCTCGGCGCTATCTTCGCGGCCGTCTGAGCGTGCCATGGCTGACAGGCGCTTCTACGAACTTGTCGTTTACGTCCCGGGATTCGACTACGTCGCCAGGATTCAAACGAACTTGTTCGTGGAACTGCCTGCCAACCCCGACAAGTACAGCATCGGACAGGCGCTGCTAGCCTGGGGCGCTCTGACTCCGGACGTTCGAGAAGCGATCCTCGGTGGCGGCGGCAGCACACGCCGGCGCCGCTGACTCGATTCCTCGACGGAAACGGACTTCAGTCGAATAGGCGTCGCTGCGCCTGTGGCTTGGCAGTCTCGGACTCGTCGACTTCATCCTCTACGTCGCCGCCTCGGCCAGGCGTGTACTTCGCGAGGCGTGGTACTGCTTTCGTCGCAAGGTCGAAGTAGGTCGGGTCGAGTTCAAGGCCGATGCTCTGGTAGCCATTGAACTCTGCGGCGGCGAACGTGGAGCCGCCTCCCGACTCGAACCTATCGGACGTCGACATCTACGTGTCTGACGAGGGGTTCCTGATTCAGGAGGCTTCATCCGGCAGCCTGGTCTACGAGCTTCAGCCGCCGCATCGGCAGAGCAAGAAGGCGCTCACCCAGCGCAAGACCAGCTACAAGAAGTCCTACCTCAAGCGCAGGACGAGCCGGCCCAAGCCGCCTGTCGTGGAGGCTCAGCTCGTCGAGCAGCCGCCCGAAAAGCCCGAAGTGGACATCGAGTTGGCCATCCGAAAGCGGATCGCCGCCGAGGTCGCTGCGGCCAGAATCAAGAAGAGTTCACGGCGCAGGTAGCCGCCTGACGCTGCTATACTCGTCCGATGCCTCGCCGCTCCCGCTCCACCCCCAAAATCGACGATCTGGTCGGCTCAGCCGCCGAGGTTGCCGTAGGAACCCTGTTCGACCGAGCGACGTCCTTCCTTGAAGGGATGCGCGACAGGCAGGCCAGCACGCTTCCCGCCGAGCAACTCGGCGGCAGCTTCGTCTGCGCCGCCTGCCGCCGCGAGCTTCCCTTCGACGGCATGGAGATGGTCAACCCTGGGACCCAGTTCGGCTGCTGCCGCCAATGCTTCGGGTTCATGTGGGGCGCCGCTGAGGAAAAGCTCCAGGTCATGGCCCGCGCACGCGCCGAGGCCGCCGCAGAGGCCGTCAAGGCGCGAGCCGCTCAGCAGGCGCAGCAGCAGCACTACCACCAGTACACCCAGGGCGCTCGCGCTCCAGGCCCCGCCGCTCCCGCACGCCGCAAGCCCTGGGAGATTCTCGGCATCGACGCAGACGCCTCCATTGAAGAGGTCAAGAAGGCGTACCGCATCAAGGCTTCCGAGTATCACCCCGACACGGTCCCTCCGGGTGCGCCAGCCGAAGAGCGCGAAGCCGCCAGGGCCAAGTTCGAGGAATGCACCCGAGCCAAGGACGCCATGCTCAAGGTTCGCCAGGTGGCTACCTGACATGGAAACCGTGGCCCCCTCCGTTCACGACGGGATGCCGGACTACCGGAGCTTCGTTCGACACCTCTGGGAGTATCGAGACGGCAGCGGTGCAAGCCCGCTCAACAGCACCCCGTGGGTCTACTGCTATCGAATCGAGGACGACGAGGGTAGCGAGCTGCGACTCATCAACTCGATGGTTCACCGACTGCGCGCCCACATGAACTTCACCGACCGGGTCTGCTCCATCGAGCATCACGGCTCGCACGTGGTGATGTTTCAAGACTTGCAAGCGCTTCACCTGTTCATCGGCCATCTTTGGACACGGGCCAACGAACACGAGGAGCTGTCCGGCTGCCTCATCTTCCTGCTTGAGAACCTGGGCCTGCTGGACGAGGCGTTTGTCTGATGCTCAGAGGAATCGGACTGGGGCTTGGCCTCCTATTTTCCGCCTTCGCGCTAGAGCGACTAGCCGGAGGCGGCCTCGCCAGAAACCAGGGTCATCGCCCGTACAAGAAGCTCAAGCGGGACCCCTGGGGGGCGTTCTCGGCAGCGGTGGGCGCGGTGATGAACACCAAGGCGTTCAAGCTGGACCCTGAGAAAGCAGAGGCTCAGCTTGCCGATGCCGAGCGAGAGCTTCGCGGGCTTGGCCATCTGCCGTTCGTAATCGAGGAGGAGAGGCGGGCGGTCGAGCTTCAGTTCAAGCCTGTGTACGACAAGGTCACCCCTGCCCAGATCAAGGCTCACCACGCCTACCTGGAAGCCAAGAGGCGCGACGAAGAGAGAGATCGCCCCAGGCGCAACGGCCGCGTGCCGTCGAAGTACCTCGGCTCACTCAAGGGAGCCAAGCGCACCTCGCGCCGCCGTGAAATCACCAGCCGCGCCAAGGAGAGCCGCAAGCTCGGCCCTCGTCGCCCCAAGAGCGCGTTCCGTCCATTCAAGACGGACGCTGGCTCCAAGACCCGGACCAGCTCCTACACGGCCGAGTTCAAGCGTCGCTACGGCGACGTCAAAGGGGGCCTGCCTGCGATTGCCAGCGCGAGTTACGAGGACGTGGCGCCGGACGCAACGCTTGCCGGGTACCAGCGTGCCCTGAAGAAGGTCTACAACCGCGGACTTGCAGCCTGGAGCACCGGACACAGGCCCGGGGCGACGCAGGGGCAGTGGGGCTTCGCCCGCGTCTACAGCTTCATCGTTGGCGGCAAGACTCGCCACACGGCTGACGCCGACATCGCCGAAAGCATCGGCCTCGGGTAAGGTGAGTTCGATGAGAGGCATCATTTCACGGAACGCCGGCGGGCCTGAAGGCGACCTGGAAGGCGTGGAGGCCATTGCCGAGGTTGCGGTCGGCAGGCCAAAGCCCAGCAGCCCCGTCGCGTTCATCACCCTTGAGAACGAGAAGGGCCGCCCGGACTCCCCCTGGGATCACAAGCTCATGGGCTTGATGATTCCCCGTTCCGCGAACATCACCGACCGGGTCGTGGATGCGGCCAAGGCCAACCGAGAGCTGTTCCCCGAGGCGCGGCGGCGCGGCCAGGAGATGGTGCGCCTGTTCCGCGTCGATGACTGGGTCGAGAAGGTCGGCCCCATCGTCGTCGGCGGCTTGTTCGGCAATCAGGCCGTGGTGTCGGTGCCTGAGTTTCAGCGCTGGGAGCCAACCGGCCGGTCGGTGCTGGCGTACCTCGATGACACCATCGAGCACGGCATCATGTCCTACGTGCCGCCGCCCGAGATGCCCGCTCCAGCGGCACCGGCCAAGCAGACGCGCCAGGTAGACCCTGGAACTGGCCCCGTGGTCACGCGCGTGGCGGTGGGAAGGAAGATCTCGGACGGTGCCAAGCAGCGGACCGTCGACTGGGTAGCCCCGAGCGGAGACTCGGTGAGGCTCGACGGCGGCGTGTACGTGTCCACAAGAGAGGAGCCTCTCAAGGTTGGAGCCGAGGGCGCTCGCCGGATCGTCGATAGGATCACCCGCGCAGCCGAAGAAGACGGCGGATTTTTGCCCGCTGCCGAGGTCGCCCCTCCGGCAAAGACGACCGCCGCCATCGCGGCGCGACTCTCGAAGTACACGCCAGACCAATGGGGCCCCATCAGCCCCGCCGAGCTGCCCCGCGAGCTTCTGTCTGACAGGGCGCTGCCCAAGGGCCTGATGCTCCACCAGGAGCACGGGGCGCGCTGGATGGATGCGGCAGGCAGGGGCCTGTTGGCCGATCAGCCGGGCCTTGGCAAGACCATCACAACCGCATCGGTCATCGACGCCCCCGCGATCGTCGCGTGCCCCAAGTCGGTCAAGCAGAACTGGCGCGCGGAGCTGAACAAGTGGCGCCCGGACCTGTCGGTGCTGGTGCTGGACGGGAGCGCCGTCCCCGGCAAGGAGGCGCAGTCCGCCGACGTCGTCATCGTGAACTACGAGTCGCTCGCCTCCCATGCCGACTGGCTGATGAAGCGCAAGAACCAGACGCTCGTGGCGGACGAGGCTCACATCCTCGCCACGCTCAAGATCGTCCGGGTGATGCGCACCCAGAAGCTCGAAGCCCGGGGCAGCGAGCGGGCGCAAGTCTTCCACGACATGGCGATGAGGATTCCACGCCTGTTCCTCCTGAGCGGCACGCCGTTCACCAACACGCCGAACGAGCTGTTTTCGCTCCTGCACATGATCAACCCGACCGCGTGGAACGACCCGGTACTGTTCGAGAAGCGCGTCGCCAAGTCCAAGAGCCTTTCAGCCCTCTACGAAGAGCTGAACGGCACCTACATGCTCCGGCGCACCAAGGACATCCTCCCCGACTTCCCAGAGAAGGTCCGAGGCACGGTCATCGTGAGCCTGTCGGACGACGTCGCCGAGACCTACGAGCACGCCTGCCAGGACTTCCTCGAATGGGTCCTGGCCAACGGCGGCCCGCGTGCGGCCATGCGCTCGCAGCAGAACGCCGCACTGGCCAGGCTCAACCTGCTGAGGGCCCTGTCGGCCCTTGGCAAGGTGAAGGCTGGCACCGAGTGGATTGAGAACTTCATCGACAGCTCGCCCGGCAAGCCGCTTGTCGTGATGGCGTACCACAAGGAGACGTTCGCGGCGCTTCAGAAGGCCATCACCGCCGTCAACCAGCAGCGAGCAAAGGACCGCCGCCGCATCATCCGGCAGGCGTCGGTGACCGGTGAGACGCCCGAGAAGCAGCGCAACGACAACATCGCCATGTTCCAGGCGGGCAGGCTCGACGTGCTGCTCTTCTCGGTGGGCATGGCCGTCGGAGTGACGCTCACCCGCGCGAGCGACATGCTGATCATCGAGAGGCTCTGGACCCCTGCCAAGATGGAGCAGGCCGAGGACCGCATCCACCGGATGGGAGCCAAAAACACCTGCGTTGTCACGTACATGGACGGCGCGGGGACCATCGACGAGCAGATGGCGAAGGTGCTTCAGCTCAAGGCTCTGCTGTTTGCCGGTGCCATCGAAGGCAAGCAGATGGACGAGAGCGAGGCCAAGGCCGCCGTCTACGGGGAGATGTTCAAGCCGCCAAAGGGGGCCGTGCAGCGCAACCGCGCCGAGCAGCCCGAAGGCATCATCGAGTACGAGGGGGTTCTGAGGTCCGAGTTCAGTAGCTGGGACAAACCAGTCTGAGGAAACCATGCCCCTACCCGCTCTTGTC